AATTAAAATGGCAAAACAAAGCACAGGTATCCTTCGATACGGCAACGCGCTAGAGCGCAAAGGCTGGATGGTCGAGGGTATGATACAAAAAGCCTCCGAGAGTTTCTGGAGAGGCTTAACAGGCAACAGCGCAGACGCGATTATTTACCAGAAAAATGATTTTAGCGCAAAAGTAGGTCATAATATCATATTTGACTACAGCGGCAACCTAGCAACTGCAGGCTTCAGAGGCAAAGAGCAAGCGTTTGGTAATAGCCCAGCGAAAATGAAGTTCAGCGATAGCTTGACCTTAGAGTTTGGACGCTATACTGTAGATAATGGTATGGAGTTTGATGCAGAGGCTATAGGCGATATCGACCTAAGCACACACGCAGACAGCCGTGAGAAACTAGCGGACAACTTCATAAGGGCTAAAGACCAGATGTTCTTCGACCTAGGTCAAGGTTACTTAAGAGGGCAAACTCCTACGCACGTAATTCGCCCTGGAAATAGAGCTACAATCGGCGCGCTAACAGCAGGCGATAAACTTAGCTGGGAGTTCTTAGTTAATATGGAAACAATCGTCAAAACAGGTATAGGTTATACTGTAGGTTCACGCAGAAGCCCGATGAAACCGTTTAAATTGGCTGATGGCCGCAAAGTTTGGCTGCTAGTTCTTGACGCGTTCCAAATTGCGGACTTGCTAGAGGATGAAAAATTCCAAAGAATTTATCAGCACGCTGAAGTTCGCGGCATAGATAACGCGCTAATTAGCCACAACGTAACACAAGTTGGTTCGTTTATAATTATGGAGGCTAGCACATTTGCAGGTAACTCTATAAATAACAAACTATTTAAAACAGCGGTTGAAATCCAAGGTCTTCGCACAATCGACGAGCACGGCGTATTTAGTGGCACAGGCAAAGAGCACACAGGTAAAGTTGCATCTCGTGGCTTAATTCTTGGAGCAGGAGCGTTCCAACTAGGTATGGGACATACTCCAGACTATAAATTCCAGGAGAGCCAAGACTTCGGCATTACTAGCGAGAGTGCTGTATTACTTACAATGCAGGCCGATAAATGCCGTCTAACGGCAGAGACTGAGGACTATAAACAAGCCAAAGTAGCTAATATGGACTACTCTGTAGCTGTTATAGATACCTTTAACTCTAAACTTAGCGCATAAGAAAGGATAATAAATGGCTAAAACTGTAGATATTTCCCAATATCTTGGGAACAATAAAAAGAATATCATTGCTGCGGCTGTTGGCACGGTTAAAATTGCCGCCTTAAAAGAAACAGGCGTAGCTTCTGGGGATAAGATAGTTCTTACTAAAATCCCTGCTAACTCTCTGATTACTGGTGTTACACTAGTAGTTAAAGAGGGTGCTACAGGTGGTAATGTGAACCTTGACGTAAATGGTGCTTCAGTGGCATTCGATATGGGCACTGCAGGAGTAACAGCACAAGCTAGCTGGGTTCCTACCGTAACTAAAGACCTTGTAGAAGTTACTGGAGATGTAACTATGGGTGCAAGTAAAGTAGGAGAGGGCTGCGTTGTTATACACTTCGTAGAGCTTGAGGGCTATACTGGAACCTTTGTAGGTTAAAACGGAGCGAGCGATGTTAGTATCTAGTTTAATTTCTAGCGTTAGGTATAAGGTTGGTGATGTCCCTAATACAAAATTTACCGATGTTCGGATAATCGAGCTAATTAACGAGGGACTAGATGACTTCGCTCGCAAGGTTAATATAAATAAGGGAGAGTTAGTTCTCCCTATAGTTCCATATCAACGTAAATTAGTAATACCAGACCCTGATTTCGTTAAACTCCTAAGAGTTAGATGTAATAATCGCCCTGTAGATGTAAAGTCATTTAGTTCGATGGACAAACTTCCTGAATGGGAAGAAGAGGTTGGCACACAATTAAAATCTGTTGTGTATAATTTAAATAATCCTAGAGATTTAACTTTGTATCCACTGCTTGAGGAGCCAGTATATACAAACTACAGACAACTAAATAACTTTATTTCTAGTGATGGAACTTATGGCATAGCCATAGATATCCCAGGTATAACTAGGGATAATCTTGATGGTATAATCACAGGACTTAAAGTCGATAATAACTTACAAATTATTTATATCCCTAACGGTATGCAGCCTAACGGCACAATGACATCTATGGCTGATGGATTTAATCTGCTAGATATTAAGTATGTTAAAAGACCTAAGGCTGTTGTAAATAAAAGTGATACTATTGACCTAGATGATATGTTTAAAACGGCATTAGTTTATTACATTTCAGGTATGCTATTGCTCGACGATACTCGCGGAGAAAATATCAATAAAGGTATGTTGTTTATAAACAAGTATAAGACGGAGTTGGAGAATATCCAGGAGCACGAAAAGAATAGTTTTCAAGACATAGCTACTCACGTAGTGCATTACAGAACAGGATTTGGAGACGAATATGGCATCTAACATAAAAGAAATTTATGTAAATAAATTGACTTTAGAGGATATGGAGATAGGAGTAGGGTCTGTGGTCCAGACTCGTGGCGGTGTTCAAGTAACCCGCACAAAGATTAATGCTCAAAATTTTCCATACGATAGCACCCAAACGTTGGGACAACGCTTAAATAGCGTTCAAGCTGATTTAGCTAAGGCAGAGCAGCTAATAAATCAACTAGCTAATAACAACAACGAGGCTAAAACTATTAAGCGTGATGTAGAAAACCTTAAAAATGAAATTTCATCTAAGGTTGCCAGTGCAATACAAACACTAGATGAATTACAAGGAATAAAAGCTACAGTTCAAGGCAAAGTAAATGAGGCTAATCAAGCGGCTAGCAGAGCTAATACAGCTGCTACCCAAGCAAGCACTACACTAATATCTGTTAATAAGGTTTTAACAGATGTTAATACCTTACACACTCAAGTAAAAGCGGTAAAGGCTCAAATAGATACTGCTTTACAGGATATTGCTAATGCAGTTAAACAAGGAGAGCAGTTAAATAGCAAAATAGCTGAAGCTAAAGCTCAATTTGATGATATAGCGGCTAAACTAACCTTAGTTCAAGCAACAATATCTGAAATTAAAAAAGCTAGCGAGGAAGCTATAGCAGCTAAGGATAAAGCACTAGAGTCAGAGCGTAAGGTTAAAGAATATTGGGAAGCTGCAGAGCAACGCAGGGCTGAATGGATGTCGATGACTAAAGGCCCTAAAGGTGACCCAGGTCCACAAGGACCGGCAGGCATTCAAGGTCCCACCGGTCAGACTGGTCCAGCAGGGCAGACTGGTGCAGTAGGTCCAATTGGGCCAAGAGGTCCTCAAGGACCGGCTGGTAATCCTGGGCCACAAGGACCTAAAGGCGATAAAGGTTCTGGAGGTGTTTCTGGCTATGCTAATAAGTCTGCATTCCCGACCACAGGAGATGATAGCACTATATACCTAGATAAAAGCACATACCAAGTATATAGTTGGGACGGGGCTAACTATGTATTGTTAAAAGCAGGAGAAAAGGCCACTACTACTGTAGAAGGGTTTGTAAAACTATCAGGCTCTGTAACTAGCGATGATGACACCGTAGCTGCAACCGCTAGAGCTGTTAGTATAGCTTATAAAGAAGCTGAAAAAGCCCTAAATACAGCTAATGCTAAATATACTCCACAAAATGCAACTACAGGGCAGTGGGGATTAACAACATTAGTTGATGGAGTGAATGATACAAGGACTGATAGAGCTGCTACTCCTAATTCTGTCAAACAAGCCTATGATAGGGCTAGCGCAGCTTATAACCTAGCTAATAGTAAGTGGTCCGCTGTTACTGCTAGTTCATCTACGGCAGGTATAACTAAGGTTATAGATAGCTATAGTTCTACTGATAGATATAACGCTGCTAGTGCTTATGCTGTAAAATTAGCGTATGATAAAGCAGTTCAGGCCCTTAATGCGGGTAGCGATGCGCAAACTCTAAGAGGGTATGCTCCTAGTATAACTTCATCGGCTAATACTGTAATGGTCAGAGATACTTCAAATTATGTATATTCTGGAGGTGCAGGATTTGACTCTTTATATGTCTATAATCACAACGATGACTCTGGATTTTCAGCTAACCCCGAAATAGCTTATTTTGCAGGCGATAAAATTAGAGGTGTTAGTTATGCTAAGTTTATTAATACACTTAATTTAAACGCATTTATGAGGTTAAACGGTAGAAATACCCCTAAAGTATATCGAAGGGACAATGGTAGCCCTTCTATAGATATGTCTATAGCAGATAATGCGTTAATTACTATAACAAGCGGCGGAATTTTGACGTTAGCTAATGTTGAAGTAGGTCAAAATGGTATCATAGTTATAGTAGGTGCAGAAAAGATAACAGGGTTTCATAGCGACTTGAAATTTAGGCAAGTTCCTACGGGCTTACAAAATATAGAAACATTTGCGTATTTTAAATGCAATAATGGATATATAGCTATAGGACGTGCGTAATGAACGGCGCATTTATGATTGGGTGTGGAGGAAGTTACACACCTCAATATGAAGTTAGAGACAGTGTATCTTTCGGTAATATAGGTAGCACTGAGCAAGTATTTAGATACGGTTTTAAGCCAGAATGGATAGGTCGTAACATAAGGGCTTTCAATATTTGGATGGCTGTAAGATTTCATCAAGACTCTAATCAATGGATTAAAAATTGGAATTTAAGGGGTGGTATGCCTGGTTCTGTTCTTAAACATCCACCTTATGAGCTTATGTTAGCTGACGCTATCCCTGCAGGTGGCCTTGATACTAATTCAGTTTATGGATTTCAAAACGTTAATAGAAATAGTAAATTTTGGCTATGGGAATGGGTAGATGATGAAGGGACTATAAGCAGAAATAAATTTAGAGCGCAAGGTAGTAAGTATATGCGCTTTCAGTGTATATTAAATTGGGACTCTACTCAAAATTTTATAGAGTTTAGAGTTAAAGACGTTGATATTTTAAACCTTGGCTGGCAGCCGATATTCTAAGGAGTGATTAATGAAATTATATAATTTGCAAACTAAAGTTATAGAGGACGTAGATATTATAGTTCTTAAAAACGGTAATCAGATATTCCCTCACGTATTTACAGATGAAGGGCTTATAGAAAATGGCTATAAGCGAGTAGTCGAGATGTATCCAGATGGTCAAGCTCCAAAAGAAACCGAGTATTTGGATAAAGAATATTCAGAGGACTCTACAACATATACTGTAAAGTATGTTATTAAACTGCTACCGTTGCATTTACTACAAGAGGAGTTTAAGAAGTATGTTCAAGCTATCCTTGATGATAAAGCTAAAGAAAAAGGTTATGATAACATAGTTTCGGCTTGCAGTTATGCTGGGTATGAAAATGAGTTTCGCCAAGAGGGAGAAGTGTTCGGTAAATGGAGAGCTCGTGTATGGTCGTGGGGATTTAAAATGCTAGCTGATATACAAGCAGGTAAAAGAGAAATACCTAAGACATTTAAAGAAGCTGTGGCTGATATGCCTACATTTGAATAAGGAGAAATTATGTGGAAATTAGCGTTAGGATTTATAACCAGTAGTAAAGGTATAGCCCTAGCTATAGCATTATTTTTCGGTTTATATACAGGAGCCCTAGCTAGTCAAGCTATACAAATACATAGTTTGAATAAAGAAGTTAAAAGCCTTAATGAGGATATAGCTCAAACAATAGTTAAAAAAGAGTTGATTAAATACGAAATAGAAAGATGTCGTGAGATAGTTAATCAGCAAAATTCGGCCATAGAAAAATCTAAGGTAGATTTATCCAATCTTGAAAAAGAAAAAGATAAAATAGTTCGTAAGTTTAATAAGATAAAGTTGCCAGACCCCTCTAGTTGTATATCTAAGCTTGAATACTACGAAAACCTATTCAGGGGTTTAAGTAGCGAAAGGACAGAAAATGAAAACCGAAGCTTACAAAATGCAACAAGTAAAAAATAAGGAGATGAGGGCTTTTATTTTCGCAATATTAGTAACTATTATAGTTTTACTAGGTGGTTGTGCAAGTAAGCCTGAAATTATAACTAAGGTGGAATATCAAGAAAAAGTTATTCCTGTTAAATGTAATGCAACAATTCCAGAGAAGCCTTTTTATGACTCCTCTGACTTGCAAAGTGCAAAAGATTTAAGTATATATTATTCCAGAGTAGAGGCAGCATTGAAAGGGTGTGTTGATGGAGTGGTTAAATAATTTAGATAGCTATCTAGGTAAATACAAGTGGGTTCTGGCAATAGGACTTATTGGGGGCTTACTTAATGTGGGCTCCAGTCCAGATAAAGGTGTAGGACGAAAAGTCCTAGATTTACTACTAGGTATAGCATCTTCAGTATTTTTTGGTTGGGTTAGCTACGAGATAATCCTATTTATTTGGAAAGAGAATGGAGTAGCACTAGCAGGCTGTGGATTTTTTGCTTGGAAAGGCGCTACGTGGTTTGGAGAAAAAGTTGATAAATATGTGGACGCTAAAATAGAAGCCACTAAAAGGAAAGGAGATTATTATGGAGAATGTGATAGCGACAGACCTCTCTAATAAAGAGATATTAGCTAGATTGGAGAATAAGCGCACTAAATGCGTAGTATATACTCGTGTTATGGGTTATCACCGCCCTGTTGAAAGTTTTAACATAGGTAAAACAGGAGAGCATAGAGAGCGCGTTAAATTTGTAGAGAAAGGCATAAAATGAAACTAAGAATTGATAGGTTTATGGATATAAACGACGGAACAATAGGTAAGTTTTATGTTGTTGGAGATGACGGCGTTAAAATAATGTCTGGATTTAGCTTAGAGCCTGCAGGACCAGATACTACAACTCCCAATAAAGATAGGCGTGTTCCTGAAGGGTTGTATAATTTAGATTGGACTCCAAGCCCTAAATATAATGGTAAGCTAATGCCTACACTTTATAATGAGCTAGTTTCTAAATCTAGGCGTATTCTTATACATCAAGGAAATTATCCTATAGATACCGAAGGGTGTATTTTACTAGGAGATAGCTACGATAGTAAAGGTGTTTATAACAGTGTTAAAACTTTAGCTAAGGTTTTTGCACTGATTAAAGATAAGAAAACAGTTGTAGAGATTAACAACTTGGAGAAATAAATGGCTGGTAAAGCAGGAGGAAGAAGCGAAAGGTCCAGACAAAGAGCTGCCGAAAGAGCCAAGAATAGCTCTAAGGGCGGCTCTAAAGGAGGTAATACTAACTCCGGAACAGGACATGCTACTCTAGGAGGTGTTACAGCTACAGGAGAATATAACGCCGGTAATGGCGATAAAGCTAAGAAGCAACAGCCAAAACAAACTCAACCGAACCCTCTAGTTACACCAGAGCTTGCTATTCCTGGAACTCCCCCTGAAGATATAACTAAAACTTATCTAGTTCATAACCCTTTAGGGACTGATGAAATTCATTTTAGTGTGGTTGAAATTACAGCATCTGCCGACGATGACGAAGAAACTTATGGGGATTATGGCTGGGGAGTAGATAGGTCTGAGAGTGGTGGAAATAGCTACGATACAGCAAAAAGCAGAGCTAATCGTGATGTTAATCCTAATGTTATGGAGTATGGAGATAACCCGGCCTTACAAATGGTGTATAATCCTAAAACTGGGGAATACACTTTAAATAATGCCGCTACCGGAGAAGCTGTAGCAGGTATGCGCCTTACTGGCGAAGACGAGTATGAAGCATTTGGAGCGTGGGAGCAGATAGAAAAAGGTAACCCAGAGTCTTTAGCTGTAGATGAAACTTTCAATTTCTACGAGAAAAATCCAGATGGGACTTTAAACTTTAATAAAGTAGTTAAATCTATGACCACAAGAAAAGGTATAGAAAAAGGCTACGATTATACCACAACTACCACCGAGGATACATTTTACGGTAAATATGAGGAACAAGCACACTATAATCCAGGTGAGCAGAAAATCAACCGCATAGATAGAAAAAGAGATACATTTATTGGCTCAATACCTACAGATTTTCATACACTAAACATAAATGAGCAGGCGTATGAAGTAGGTATGACTGCCGAAGCTTTTACAGATTTACTAGAAGCTTTTGGGGACCCTGCTGATACTGAAGCCTTAGCAGATACAGCTAGGACAGTTGATATGGTAGCTACTGTAGCTAGTGTTATAATGTCTGTATATAATATAGTTCAGATGGCACCATATCTAGCTAATCCACAAGCGGCATTAGCAGCTCTTAAAAATCTAGCTAATGTAGCTCAAGGTATTAGTGATGTAAATAGTTTAGCTGGTAAAAGTCCTGCGTCTAGCAGGACTGGGTTTGCTAAAACTATTAATAAGGCGTTAAATAACCTATATAGCACTGATTTTAATTCGCACTACTTTAACGGGGATGGAGATGCTAAAAGAGTTATAAAAGAGGGATTAGCTGGTGCATTTATGGGTAGTCCTATGTATGGAGAGTATAATTTCTATAATTCAGGGTATCTATCACCGGTTCAAAATTATAGTATAAATAATAGGTTTGAGCAGAAACAGCCTCAAATAGAAAAAGGAGATAATAATATGCAACAATCAATAATGCCTACTTCATTAATAGGTATGAATAATGTTAAGGAAAGCCATTTGCTTAGTGCAGACGAGGCCCAATTCCTAGAAAATGCTACTACTCTTTCAGGGTCTATAGAAAGCACTAGCAATCACGACGAGTTTTGGTCGTTAGGATTAACTTACGATGCTTGTTATGAATATGACGATGATGGATATAGAGGTCGTATGAACTATTTTCAGAGGGATAATGTTAGTTTTGCTAATATAGCTAATCAGACTTATTGCCTTAAAAATGGCAGACTTTACAGGGTTAATACTAAGCGTTCAGGTATGTTTATATTAGAGAATAATATAGAGCTACCTGTAATAGAT